CATGGCGCGGAAGGCTGGTTTCATGCCCGTGACAGAGAATCCCCATCCGGAGGGGGGTGGCTGGCACGAGTGTTTTGAACAAGATATTGAATACTTCGCCGCCCTTGTTGCCGCAGCCGAGCGCGAGGCGTGCGCGAAGTTGTGTGAGAGGATCGCCGCCGACAACTATGGCGAACTGAGCGGCAGAACAATCCCAGAAGCCTGCGCCAGAGCCATCCGCGCAAGAGGTCAGCATGGATAAAATATTTGCCTTTCTTCTGACAATCTTAGGCACCGTCTGCGTCATCTGGCTAGTCAGGAACGGCCTTGTCGGTCTGCTGAACATATGCAAATAGTTTTGGCAGCGCTCACTCTTGGCGTCCTACTGCTGGTGTTAATCCCAGTTGTTCTGCATTTCTCAGAGAACGATCTGATGGTTAACCTCAAGTTCTGGGGTATTGTTATGCTTTTGGTCAGCTTGGCAGTCGTCTATGGGGCTTAGACAAAAGCTAGTTCGAGACGCCCTACGCGCCAGTGACGGTTTGACCGTCGAACAACTGGCTCAATTTGTCGGTACAGACCCATCCCATGTCTACCGAATCGTCAACAAAATGCCTGACGCTTACATCGACCGCTGGATCAAACGCGGCAACATCACCACCGCCGTCTGGTGCGTCGTCATCCCACCACCCAACTGCCCTCGACCCGAGAGCCGAAGAAACAAATGAAACGAACCTGCAAATGCCCGCCCGGAAGCCCCTTCCACTGGATGGACGATCCGCGCCCGTCCATCTTCGCCAAAGAGAATGGTGCGCTACTATCCATGCGCCAGACTGAGGTCGTCGAGAACGCCCGCAAAGAAGGCCGTGATATCGGCCACATTCCTGGCGTTAGCACCAAGGTGCGAGTCTTCCACTACTACTCCCGCGCATGATCGACTATTCCTACCCCTGCATGATGGCCGAGAAAGCCCTCAAAGACCTCCACAACGCCGCCATTGAGGGTCGGCTGGATGATGCGATGGAACACGCCCTAGAAGCGATCACTGAGGCGCGGTTAGTCTATCAGGCGCTCCAGCACATGAAGTCAGCGCGCCATCAGGTACAGGCCCACGTTTGAGAAGGCGTAGCCCGCATAGACCACAGTCATGTGCGGGTTACCCTTGAAAAACTGCTCGACCGCGACGTAGGCGTACGCCAGACCCGTGGCGATGATCAGCCAAGCGCTCACAGATTGCTCACATCAATCACTTGGCCTCGGAACTGTATAGCACCCGGTGCTAGAGCGTGAGCCAGCTCGGGCCAAAGAAGCCGGCCATTATGGAATGTGAGCACGGCAAATCCGGAACGCCAGTTCGTTGGATTGTCCTCAAGGTAATCAACGAACTGTGGGCCACTGGGGTCTGCCAGCGTTCCAGTGTCCACGCCAAATCGCTCGCCGTTGTAGTCGGAGAATGGTGTCACTTTCAGCGAATGCAGGTGCCCGGTGACGATGGTCTTGCCAGCGTTGACGGTGTTGTTGTGCGTAGCATGAATGCCGCCCTTCATGCGGTGCTTGACGACGACATCCTCGGTCGGCCAGCAGCTCCAGCACGGGATCCAGGCCGGGAAGTGATCCTTGAGTTTGAACCCGCCGACGGCCATGAATTCGGGGACAGTATTGGCTAGGCGGTTCTCAAACCGAGCGTCGTGGTTGCCCAGCGCCCAGACCAACTTGGCCTTCTTGGCTAGGTCTTCGATCTCGCCCAGATACATCTCGCAGGCCTTGAGTTCCTGCACGACTGACGGCTTGGAATCCCACCCCACCCTGGGGAATCTACTGATCGCGGCGCCGTCAAAAGCGTCGCCATTATTGATGATGGCCTTGGGCTTAAGCTCGTTAATCGCCCACAAAAGTCCCTTAAATGCAGTGGTGCGGATGCCGGGCCAGAAGTGCGCGTCAGAGAAGACGATCACCGTACCATTTTCGATACCCAAATGATGGCGGGCGGCGGTCTCGTGCGCCGTCTGGCGATGCGCCCACAGATCGGTTCTGAAGTCTTTGGCTTCCAGCTTGATCCCATATTTGGTCTCAATGCGACGGCGGCGGGCGTGGGTGGCACGCTCTTGTATATCCAGTCTATGAGCTACCGCAGAGGCTGATTTCAGCGTTCGCCACAGTTCGATGAACTCTTCATCACTTACCGTTTTATTTGCCATGCGTGGCCCCTAATACGCGCTCCAGAACATTGATCACGCGGTGCTCGGCGCTGTCGAGCTGCTCCGGCGTTGCTTTGGGGTCTTGAGCCGTCTGGATCAGCTCATACAAGAAGATGTGTAGCACCTCGTGCAATGCCGTGTGCGACAGCGAGGATTGCGTAATCGCCTCGGCCCCAAAATCACCTAATCGGTAAATGGCCAACCGGGCGGGGCTGTCGCATTCCACCGACGCCATTGCACCACGGGCAGGTTTGATGCCACGCTCAATGCGCCAGTCTTGAAGGTTTAGAACGCGCTGCCAGTGCTGGATAAACCCGTCGAAGTCCTTGGCCTGCTGTTCGTTGGGTTTATTTGGCATATCACACCATTTTGAGCGCGGCTTCTTTCACTTCAGTGACACGGCGACCCCAGCCTTTTCCGAACGTATCCCAAGTCGGCAGGGATTGCATGAAGGCCAGCCGCGTGGCTTGGTACTTTTCGACTATTTCCTCGGCGTCCATTGCGGCCACCTTGGCGAGCGTGCCAGCGCCGATTGCGCCATCGGGTACAGCGCCAACCACCGTCTGCAACCACTTGGCGGCGCGGCCCGGGCCGGAGTTGATGGCGGCGTCAAAGACGGCGTAATCTACGCCAGTGGGCAGCTCGTCACCCTTGATCTTGTCCCAGTATTTGGCCTTATACATCGGCCCGACGGTCTCAGGCGTCAACGCGCGCATGGCCTTCTCGTCCACCTCGTGGCCGACCCACTCCTCCCAGACGCGCTTAGTGACGCCCAGGTTGGTCATACCGCCTGGGTCTTTGGGGTGATTGACGAAGCCGCCCTCGTGGTGAAGGATGGCTTCCAGCGCTTGGTCGAAGTTCTCTTTCATTTCTTAGCCTTCATATCCATGATCTTTTCCAGCGTGCGCCCACCAAAGTAGAACGACATGATTAACATGCCCCACTGACCGAGCAGTTCGACGTAGCGCTCGTTCGTATCTTTCTCGAATGCGCTCATCATGGCGAAAATAAAGTACCCGGCCAGGATGAAGATCAGCGTCATCGGACGGATGTTCTTAGAAAGCCAGGAGTCGCTGGCCATATCCGACTTCAGGCGCTCGGTCAGATTGTTCTGCTCGGTCTCGTAGAGCTTGGTCTCGTTGGCCATCTTGGCCAGCTCACCTTCCTGCGCCAGCCGGGCCAGCTCAGCCTGAGCCTTAGCCCTGGCCTCGGGGTCAGGGATCAACTTATCGACGAGCTTGCCGCCGACTTCAAGTAGTGCTGCTAGGGGGAACATCTTTCTTCTCCTCGTCAGGCGGGGTCTTGCTATTCAAAATATCCTTTCCCTTGATCGCCAGCAGCGTGGCCAAGCTGCCCAAGATGTACTTGGACATGTCAGATAAAAGGAAGAAAAATTGCTTGTCAGCGGGGGCGATTCCGCTCATCGGCTGGGTCACGAAGACCAGGCTGTACAGCGAGAAAAACACCATCCCCATAACGGTGAGCGCGAAGACGATGCCGATGATGAACCGCAAGATGGAGTCGAGCTGCTCGGGGCTATATCTCACTTTTCGTTCTCCATCTTCATGTCGGTCGGCTTATTGAGCTGATCAGGGCAGACGCCGTTGATGGCGCACAGTGGGCGCTGGCACTCAGGGACGCCCCAGTTCTTGGGGCTTTGGCATTCGTAGCGAAACCGCTCCTCGCACCCGGCTAGGAGCAGCGCTAGGGCGAGGAGGGTTGGCTTCATTGCGTAAACAATCCAGCCGCTCGTTGACGCTTTCGCATCTCTTCAGACAGTTGCAAGTTGGTTCCCAACAATCCAGCCTGATAGGCGGCGTTGGTGATGGCGGGGTAATTTGCATCAGGCAAAGCACCAGCAGCGCGAGAAACGCCACGGCCAACTGCACCAGCACCATACAACGCTTCGCCCATTAGACGAGGAGAAGAAATTGCAGCCATACCAGCGGCACCAGGAAGACCAAAGGTTCCATAAGCTCCAAGAACAGAAGGGCCTGCCGTTGCGCGTTGCAGTCCACGCGGAGTCCATTCATTCATGGCCTGACCAGCCAAGGCAGGCATCATCTCTTGACCACCAGCAGCTTCTAACTGACGACCAAGATTGATGCGACTTCCATAGTTGGTCTGGACGTTGTTCCGCATCAAAGACTGCAATTTACGCATTGCAGTGTCTGCGGATGCTTTTTGTCCAAGCGACAAAGAGCGCTCAATCTCACGAATGAGATCGCTTGCGTCGCTGTACTCCTTCATCGCCTTTGCATATTCAGGAGCTTGGCTTGTGATTTCTTTTTTGATTGAGTCATATACGCTTTTTGCAGCGGTATAAGACTGTTTTTGATTAGGAGGAATATCCTCCATGATCCCACCAATTACCTGTTTAAGTTTATCCAACCCTTCAGGAGTGTGATACTCATTAGGATTCAAAGCCTTCCAATTTGCAATTTCAGATTTAATCTTTGCAAGAGTATCAGCACCTGCTTTATTTGTGACTTGTCCCTTAAATGTAACAAAATTTTCAGCATTGTTTACTGCGTTATCAATGCCAGTAAAATTCAAAACACTTTTATCTGCTTTAACACTGGCCATGTTGGCACGATAAGCAGCCTGCCTATCAGCGTTCATCGCCAGAAGATTCTGCTTGGCCACATCAAGCACAGCCTCAGTAGGAACATTGCCGCGCAAGTTCTCAATGAAGAGCTTGCCAATATCACCGCCTTCAAGACCAGCACGCACTGCTTGCCTTGCTGCCTCAGTTCCAACGCCAGTCGTCATACCGATTACAGGAGCGACGCCTCGGCCAGCAGCGGCCACACCTTTAGCAGCAATTTGCAAAGGATCAACCATCTGGGCCGTCTGAGCCATTCTTGTAGCTACAGCGCCTTTCGGTGCCAGCGTTGCACCAGCAGTCAGGAACGTAGACAAATCCGCCATAACACCAGCAGGATCATTGGCAATGGCTCGTTTAGCTCCCTCAAGACTGCCATATCGGTCGGTATAAAACTTACCAACTTGGTTAGCCATCTCACGAGATGCTTTATCTTCTCCAACAAACTTGACGATGTTTTCAGGCAAAAGATTCTGAAGACCGCCAGCGGCAATATCCATCAAACCTTTGACAGTCTGCACGGGACTGGTGACAGCCTCATACAGCCCTTTCGCCACATTCATTGCAGATGAAGGCAAATTGGTGATCGCACCAGTCGCAACTTCACCAGCCGAATACGGCTTATCCATTGCCATCTTGTAGGCTTGTGCATCGGTCAGTTCGGTAGGAGAACTAACGCGAACAGTCCCACGATTGGGAATGTCGATTTCGTAAACAAAATCAGCCATGATTTTCCTTTATTGAACTCGACGAACCGTTGCGCCACCAGGCAGAGGTGTTGGCGCTGCTGGAGCGGAAGGTGTAGCACTAGGTACTGCGGGAGCCATCGTTGCATACGGAGACATTGAGGCAACGCCTGACTTGCTATACCCGTTAGCAACCAATCCAGCCGTGACCTTTTCATAAGCCTTACGAGCGGCCTCTGCTTGGAGTTGCAAGTTAGCTCTTGCCGCCTGAGCACTCATTCCAGGAGTGACCATTGCTTTCTCAAACTCAGCCTTTTCAGACGCAGTCAGAGCTGCACCAAACAAATCGTTCCTAACTTTGTTGATGTTTTCTTGATACTTCTGCCACCAGCTACCAAGAGCCAGACGATCAGGATCATCAGAACGCAGCGCAAGTGCAATATCTGCTTGGCCAACGGTATTCAGTTTATAGCCAACAAAATCGTCTTTGAAGGATGAGAGCAAATCATCCTGTTTAGAAACTCCATCAGATTGCTTTGATAGTTTTTCAATAGCAGGAACCGGAAGAGGTTTGCCATCTTGTGCTGTTTCAGCCGTGCGCCTGGCTTGATCAATGCGAAGCTGTATAAGCTCTCTATTCAACTCAGCAGTCTGAGCAGATGCACGCAGTTGAGCCTCACGGAAACCACGATTTGCTTCAGTGTTGACCGCATCATTATTGATACGGGTCAATGTTGCCATCGCTTTATCTTGATCTTCAGAATCCATTCCTGGAAAGCTGCGAGCCAACTGATTCGCGTAAGGCAACACGGTCGGATGAATTGCTTTCCCGCCAATCAATGCAGAAATCGGATTCTCGTTTGCAGCGACAGGAGTTGCACCGCCAGTCGGGCTGACATATGCCCAGCCACCTTGTGCATCACGAGTGGCAAGTTTCTCGCCTTTCTTGAAGACACCGCCAATTGGTACAGGGGCTTGACCCGGCTCAATCTTGTACCAAACATCGCCGGCCTTCTCGTACTTAGGCTGAGTGAAGGCTTGAGCCTCTCTTATTTCTTTGAGTTTAGCAAGACCAGGAGCGCCCAGCGCCATCAGCTCAGGAGTTACTCGGCTTACGTCAAAGCTCGACGGAGTAACGCCAGCACCAGGCTTCAAATTACCTTCATCGTCATATAGCGCTTCGCCAGTTGGCTTTCCATAGAAAGCAGGCTCACCACCAGGGCGATACGCACTTTGAGCAATATTCTCGGCCAACTGCGTTTGACGAAGCAAACGTGCTTTTTGTTCGCGCTCTGCTTGGAGAACTTGACGCTGCGTTGCCTGATCAGCAACTTGCATCAGTTGCATTGCGCCAGTAATATCTCCGGCATTTACTAAAGCCTGTCCAGCTTTTTCAATTGAAGCAGGATCGTTATAGTTAATTTGTCTGGCAATTGCTTGACGAGCGCTAAACCTGGCTAATTCAGGATCTTCAGCGCCCAAAGCTCCGCCCAGCGCACCAGCCAAGCCATACGCGCCTCGGCCGATAGCGTAGTTTGCTTGCTCAAAAGGATCGAGCCTTGCGAATTCCATTGCACGTTTATCCAGCGCAGCTTCTTGTGCTGCACGGTAGGACTCTGGCGTAACGCCGAAAAGAGAAGCGACGATGTCGGTTGCCATGCTTTACCTCTTAATAATCAAAGGCTGTGTTGTAGGCGGGGATCGCGGTCGGAACAGTCCCTAAACCACCGAAGCCATACACGTTTTCTGCGCCGTACTGTCGCATCGCTTGTTTTGCTGGTGAGAACAAATACTCTAGCCCGGAAGTCAACTGAGGATTGCGTGTGGCCATCGTCAGCGCGGTAGCAAACGGGTTGTAGGCATCCGCTTTGTACATCGATTCTGCCGCTTTCAATCCGCCAGAAAGTTGAGAAGCGGCAGCAGCAGGACTCATGCCTTTAGCGCCGATATTGATGCCCACATCCAACGGCTGCTGGCCAAGCGCCTCAAGACCCTGAGCGCCGCCCAGATAAGCCTGGTACGGAGCAAGCGCACCGACTTGGCCACGGCCGTACAGATCGAACATCTGAGCGCCAGTGCCAAACAGGCCCGTGCCAAACGCCAGTTGGCGCTGCCCGGCTTCTTGAGCTGAAGCGGCCAGCGCAGCGTCTTGCTGTGCGATGGCGTTGTAATACGCCTCCAGCTCGGGGTTGGTTGCGCCCAAGCCAGCACCGCCGCCAGGACGCATGCCGGTTGCGCCAACAGACAGACCGCCACGGCCCGTCTGGAACAACTGATTCTGCAACTGGGCGTATTGACGCTCACGGCTGGGGGCCAACAGGTTCTGCTGGCTTGCCATGTATTTGGCCGCAACCTGTTCGGGCGTCTCGGCCAGATACTGCTCACCGAGGCCAAAGAGGCGCGTTCCAGCACCAGCCAATGGCGCAAACTGCTGTGGAGCCATCTCAGCCTGGGTCAGACCTTGGCCAGCCAGCCCCAGTAGACGTTCTTGCATACCCGCGACTTCAGGTGCGAGCTGATAACTAGCGCCAGAGACACGGCCTTCGGGGCCATACTGGAATTGCGACTGGCCAAAGCGCGTCGTGATGCCTACCGGGCGAAAGCGCGCCTCTTCAGCGGCAATGCGAGCGGCTTCAATCTGCGCTTGAGCTTGCGCTTGGGCGGCTCGTCGGGCAGAACTGCCACCGAGCAGACCGCCAAGAAGTGAGCCACCGGCGGAAATAGCGGCTGCGGCAATAGGCATATCAAACTCCCATCAAAACATCATCCACCTTGGACACATCTTGCTCGTCCGTCGCGTGGATACAAAACCAAACACAATCTGTTAACGCTTTCACCCCGTGCGTCAGCCCTGCTTTGATCTCAATGCAAGCAGGCGCTTCCACAATCTCAACGTCCTCGCCCTTCATCACGGCGACCTTGCCCTTAGCCAGAATCGACAAATGGCTAAAGTCGTGCACATGCTTCAAGATGGCGACGCCAGCAGGAAACACTGCCTGCTTGGCGTACAGACCATCGCTGAAGTGATGAGTAATCACGCCGTCCTTTTCCACATATACACGGTGATATACGGTTGGTAGTTGGCATTGGTGCCAGACGAGCCAGACGAACCCGTCGTAAACGAGTGAGTATGCGAACCGTTAGACGAGGTCAAACCAACATCCGCCGTCGATCCCGTGCCGACCAAGTTGTAGCTTTCAAAAATGCTTGATGTGCCGTTACCAGCAGAAACATAGTTGGAAGAAGTGATGGTCGGGCTTTTCTCTCCACCAACTGTGGTGCTAGACGCCACATAGTGCTGATGGCTTCCACCACTATCCGTCGTTCCAGTGTGCGTGTGGCTGACAGTGATAGCGTCGGCGCTACCGCCAGTTTCTTCAGCCGTATCAAACAGTGCGTTGCTGGCGTTAAAGCCAACAGGCACACGCCCGGCACCAAACGCCGTCCAAGTACCAAAGCCTAGCAACGTTCCGGGGTTGGTGCTATTGGTGGCGTTGATATAGATTGAACCGACAGGATGCAGCGCCGCCATAGCAGCCTGCACAAACGCAGTCGTGGCCAGCGCTGTGGTGCTGTCCCCAAACGATTGCGTGACGCCGGTCGTTCCGGTAGGCAGAACAGGCGATCCCGTAAACGTCGGCGATGCCAGATCCGCCTTCGTAGCGACAGCGATAGCGATGTTGGCAAACTCGGTGTTGATCTCCGTGCCCTTGACGATTTTGAGCGGATCGCCAGAGGACAGGTTGTCCTTGGTCGCAAAGTTCGTGCTCTGAACGTAGTTACTCATGATACTTTGCCCTCTTTAGCTTGGATCTCGATCTTCTGGATCGACATGGAAGCGCCGTTGATGTTGGATTCGTAGCCTGTTTGCACGACCTTGCCGCTGCCGCTGGCTGGCGTCTGCAATTGTTGCAGTGCAACGCCATCCGCGTACTTTGCCACCGGGACGCCATTTGCGCCATACTCAGCAATGCCGTACTCCGACTCGCCTTGCGTCGGGATCGCCATGTTGGCCGACAGGTAGTTAGTCGAGAAGTCAAACGCCCACTTGGCCGTGACGAACTGGTTGGAGCCACCGATCACAATGACCTTCAGGCGCTTCAAGATCGAAGTGACATTCTGGTTGCCAAGGTCAGCGTGGTTCGTGAAGTATTGCATCCGGTATGCAGACTGGTAGTCTTGATAGCCAGAGTACTTGCCAACGTAGCCGGTCTTGCCGATCAGCAGATCGCCATTCTTGCGGGAGAACAGCGCGGTCGGCTCAATCGAATCCCAGGTCGTGACGCGAAACGACTGGTCTTGCAACTGCACGCGGGTGTCAAAGCAGTAGACCTGCTTGACAGACGGAAGCGTCAGCAGGTAGAAGGCTTCCTTCTCCGAATAGACCGACTTAACGTTTGGCAGCGTTTCGCTGCCAACGATCCCCATCAAATCGCTTCGCACATTTTTGGACAAGTCACCCAGTGGGGCTGACTTCTCCACAATCGTCCTGGCGAACGAGCGCACGCCAGAGTTAGACAAGAACAAGACATCCTTGCCCGTGTTTTGAATTGAATCGCGGGCGATGCAGCCAATGCCGCCAACCGTGTCATTCAGCGTGATGGACGCAGGCGCAGTAGCGTTGGCGTACACCAGAATCTGGCGCGATCCGAAAATGATCAGGAAGTTGTTGTGCGCCGCAAGGCCAGTGATATTGTCAGCGCCGCTCGGCCAGACGCGGTTGATGTCCAGCGTGCCCGAGGTGCCGCCAGTCCAAACGTGGCCTGACAGAATGTCCGAGAACGACACCGTTGTGTTGTCCGTCGTGGTGTCAGCCACCCACAGACGACCGTAGGCCGAGATGACGATGTTGCCAGACGGCACTGTGCCAGCATAGCCCGTCTTCTCGCTCACGCGTCGATACGTCGTGGTGCTAACCGCCGGGTCAAAGATAAGGGGGCTGTGGCCTTCTTGGAAGAAGTAGGTAATGCCGTTGAGCGACGCGCACGACCAATTGCTTGCCGTAATCGTCGGGGCAGTACCCCCGCCCCCGTAGGTCAACTCGGAGACAGCGTTAGAGCCGTCCAACTTGAACAGCTTGTTATTTCCGGCAAACAGAACGGTCATCGTGCCGTCGGTCTGCACCAGCTCATGGATCACGCCGATGGGGTTAGATCCCAAGTTGCCGGAGCTGGAATTAACGCGAGTCCACCCTTTGCGCGAGCCGATGCGGCCATACTGATCAATGATGCAGTTGTTGGCAACAAGGGCAAAGCCAGCATTCAGATCAAGAGGCGAGTCTTGAGTATTCAGGCCGAAGAAACCCGGCGCTGAAATGCTGTAGGTGGAGATTGGCTCGCTCATACCGCTTCAAAAGTTCCGTTGTCCGGGAAGCGAGTTGCTTCCAAAGCGATGTAGTCAGACAGCATCAGGCGATACAGTTGATAGGCTTCCGAGGAACTCAATCCCCCGTCTTCACCACGTTCGGCCAATGCGCGAGCGTAGGCGTTTTGCACCACCAGCACATCCGGCACCAGGATTGAGGTGCCGTCAGAAGTCAAGGGTGCTTGCGGGATGGTCAGCGTAAACTTCAGGTTGTAGACGTTATCCGGGCGCGGATAGACAGTCACCTTGGCGTCGCCGTTGCTAAAGCCGTCAAAACAAAACTCGTAAGGGATGCCGGTGACGGGCGTCGAGAAGTTTTGGCGACGGTTCATCACCACGAACGGGATGTTTTGCATCCCAACGTTGGAGGTGATGTTGATGGCGTCTTGCAGTTGGAACTTAGCGCCAGCGCCAGTCAGGGCGTACTGATAAGTTCCAGCAGTGGTGTTGACCGTGATGTCTTGGTCGAGCACGTTCCAGTTGAAGGCATCTTCAACTTGGCGCTTGGCGTCGTTCACAAACTTGCCGATCAACGCCGAGTACGTCGTCTCGCTATTGGTCGAGACGGTAGTCTCGCGCAAACGCACGAGCACATCGTTGATCATCTCAAGGTACGTCATTTCTTGTTCCTTGCCGAGATCGCTTTGGCTTTCGCCTTAGCATCCGCTTTGGACGACGCGCCCCAAGCCCGCAAGGACAAGAGAAGTCGAGTTGGCTCGCCATCCTTGTACTCCGGCCCAGGCATGTTGCCCATCCGCGCTAAGAAGGAGGCCCTACGAGGGTTGTCGCCCGACTTCACCGGGGCTTTCAAATTGCCGCCGGTAGCCGCATTATAGGATGATCGCCCCTTGGCGTTCAAGCCGCCAGAGGGGGATTTTCCTTCTTTGCGCGTCCAGGCGGGCGTCTTCATGGCTTCTTTTTAGCCGTTTTGGCAGACTGCTTGAAGGCCGCGTTGGTGGGCGCACCCTTGGTGCCGGGTTTGCGCATCTTCTCGCCGGAACCGGCTTCGATGCGCTTGCGCTTGGCGTTGATGTTAGCGTACAGGCCGGGCTTCATTTCTTCTTGGCCTTTCCAGCTTGCGACAGGGCAATGGCCACCGCTTGCTTCTGCGATTTGACGACCGGGCCACCCTTACCAGAGTGCAGGGTGCCCTCCTTGTACTCGCGCATGACCTTGCTGATCTTCTTTTCGGCTTTGGTCTTCTTCATTTCTTGCCCCGAGTCATCTTGTTGGTCATGGTGCGCTGGCCACGGACGGGCAGCTTGGGAGCCATCGGCATCGCAGGCTTCTTTGCGGGTTGCTTAGTAGCCATTTTGGGTGCTTTTCCGTACATGATTAATCCTTTTACACTTTACGAGGCCGACCGCGAGGCCGAGCTGGTTGTTGCGGTGCGGTAAACGGGGTGTCCGAGCGCTGGGCGTCAAACTCTTTGGGCGGCTCTTCTTCGTCCACACGGACATACCCCCCATGCCCGCGCATGGAATCAATGTCGTGCTGAAGAGTGAACGTCACCGTATTACCACTCTGAAGACAGCGAAACGTCGCCATATGAATCCTATAAAAACAGGGGGCTTGTGGCCCCCTGCTTGGTTTACACAGAACGTGCAATGGTCATCTGAAGCGTGGTAGACGCCAAGTTGACAGAGCCAGCGGTCGGGTTGTAGGTCACGATCGTCACCGTGTTAGCAGCCGAAACGTAGGCCCGTTTGACCAGACCCGCTTCGCTAACACCCATTGCAAAACCGATGACCTGGTCACCCAGAGCAACACCAGGAACCGTCACGGTGTCCGTGTCGGTAGCCCCAGCGCTGACAGCGCCAGCGTCCAGAGTACAAGTAACGTCCCAGGTGTCCGAGAAAATGCCTCGGAAGGAATCATTCCCACGACGGGAAGTAACAGCGGTAGCAGCAGCCATATCAATCTCCTTAAAAAGACGCCCCCCAGCTTGTGGCCAGGGGGCTAGTCATTAGGCCGGAACGGCCAGGGCGAAGGCGGCGGAGGCGTCAGCAGCGGTGCTGGTGGCGTTGGTACGCAGAGCCTTAACACCGTACAGCGTGTCAGCGGTGAACAGGGTACCGAGGTATTCCTGCTTGTACTGAGTCTGCGAACGGATGCCCAGTTGCTCAACCAGCACCATCGCATCGCGGTGGCCCATCAAGCAGATACGGTCAGCGCCGCTATTGCCAGCGCCGGTGTCGGCGTTGGAAGAAGCGAACACGGCCATACCGTAGAGCTGACCGATTTCACCGTTGCGGATCGCATCGCCGTTGCCGACGAACGCTTGCTCGGTGTAACGGG